TGTAAGGTTGACAAACTCGCCTTCAATGTATGCGTCAACTAATTGACCCGGGTAAGTTTCTTTTAGCGTATCAATGTAATCATCAGGTAAATGCTGTTCGTTCTCATATGTTGAAGCCTGTACCATTGAATAAGACTTAGTAGGATCCTTTTTAAACTTAGAATAGACGAATAAGAAACCCTCTGGGGTAGTAGTAACGCCGATACTGTTTTGTACGCCGTTAATCTTCAGCCTCATTCTAGCAACGATTTTATTCCAAGCTTTAGTGGCCTTATCTTTTGGCAGTACGTCAATTTCATCAACTAACGCTCTTGCTATTTTAAACCCGACTATTGACCCAGGGTTATCCATCGACCTACAAATCACAGTGCCGTAATAAAACCCGTTACGATATAGATGGACCTCTTTATTGGCCTCCCTAATAACTACAGTAAACCCAAGCATATGTGCCGCTTCTTCAAATGTAGGATAAAAGATATCCCTCATTGATGGGTATGATATGCCGAAGTAACCCTGTGTTGTGCCGGGGTGCAACGCAAAGAAGTTAAGCAGGTCAATACAGCCTACAAATGTTTTACCGCTTCCAAAGCCTCCAACATAAGCCCTATATTTAGTGTTTAACCCATTCAGGAATATGTCTTGCGGGGCGCTAAGTTCCAGCATTTGTTACTTTTATATCCTTAACCGCTGCAGCTACACCAAAGTTTAATGTTAATGGTTGTGCATCTCCCTTGCCTGTGTCGTCACCTTTATCACTGAACTTAGGAAGGACTTTAGACATAAACCACTTTCTTGTATCAACTCTTAGCCTTGCGTGCTGCACTCCCACATTATCCTTAACCATGATGGCAATTCCGTTTTTATCTAAAGCCACCTTACCATCAATAATTAACGGCTGTGATACGTCATTATCGGATATGTCGAGCAACTCATCCGCCATGTTTTGATATTGTATTTCTCTTGCGAGTGCGTATTTAGTGCGAAACAAGTCAAAACCTTTATTTTCTGTATTAAGCAGCCACCGCATTATATTTACACGATGTGGCATGTGGTCATCTTTTGATATGGCGTTTAGGCTTTCGCCTGATGAGAGTCTTTCGCATATTTCATCAGCAAGCTTTGTTGTGTATTTACTTGGCCTACCCCCTTTATCCTTTTGCTCTGGCTTTGCCATAAATCCCCTTAAGAGATGTTAAACCGCCATTACAGCGGGTTTTAATACTGGCGTTACTGCAGTAAAGTTGAGATGTTATCTACCTTTAACTTTTGCACGCCTTCAACCCTTGTGCCTGTTTCGCCTGTATTGACGTTTTTGCACCAGCCAAGCCTTACATATTCCGCGCCCATTTCAGTGCTAAATATATCTCCATTCTCACGCTTTACTCTGCCATCCATAAAGCCGTTTTTTTCTAATACTTCTACACGTAATTTTTGCATGATAGTTCCTAAGTTGGGTCTGTCAATGTGTGTGCGAATGAGCCAATATCAACCGTCCCGCCGCTTGTAAGAGCTTGGCTGGTGCATGTTGTGACTAATTCTAAAACACTCCCGGTTGTGGTCGTTACCGCTACATGTGTTGCAGTGCCGGTAGAATCAATAGTCGAACCGGTTGTGCCTGCTTGCGTGTTCTGTCTGCCGCTAGGTGTGCCGCCTGCTTTCGTATAACTTCCAACTGTATCGGATGCTAACTTAAATGTTGCAGTAGCTTCTGTGAAGGTTGTAGGCTCTGCTGAACATGCATGAATGTTAGTGCCTTCTGCAGCCGTTAGCATTGCGTCGAGTGTTGCGTCTGGTGTTGCCTTTCCCATTTTATTACCCTTTGAATTTAACTGTGAATGTTGCTATGCCGTATTCTACACCGATTGTATCAGCTTTAAAAGCAGCCGTTACAGTGCCGATACTTTCTTGATTTAGTGTAACCGTACCTATTAACTGGTCGTTCGTGATGCTGTTTGTTATTAATACTGCGTGAGACACTAATCCTGCATTAGATATAGTTTGACTATTTTGTATAGAATCTACTGTTAACTCACCCTCTACAGCTAAGGTGACATTAGATAATATTTGAGCACTAGATATAGGATCAACATTAAGTAGATGCTGCTGAATAATTGAAACATTGCTTAATGTGCTTGCGGTTGATAAACCATCTACTGAAAGCCCACCAGCGACCAGCAAAGAAACATTTGATAGTGTTTGACCTGTTGTTATTGCATCTACACTTAATACATTAGCCTGAGTTAGTGATGGAGATGATAGTGTACTAGCCGATAATATTGAGTTTACACTTAGCGCGCCAGCTACAATTAAATCAACATTAGAAAGAGCTTGCGTTGTCAGTAAGTTGTCAGATGCTAAAATATTCTGCTGTGTGATATCTGGACTGCTAATAGCCTGTGAGGTTGTTAGACTGTCAACTGATAAAAACCCTTGCTGAGTTAGTGTAACGTTTGATATTGATTGTGCTGTCGCTATGCCTGCTACGGTTAGAGGCACACCGCCACCACCAGGAACAAATACAGTGCCTAATGTCCAGAATGTTGATGGGTTTGATTGATTACTCTCTCTTGAGGCACAAAAATCCGCGCTGTCCGCTGTTTCTTTGACGTAGAAAGAATATATTTCTCCTGTGTACCTGTCTTTTGGCCCTGTTCCTATTCGTAAATCGCCTGTGCCTACGTTTAGCGTTGTTGATGTATCACTTGAAAGAAGGGTGCCTAAATCATTTGCGCCATCCATGTAAACCGTAGCTGCTTGGTTATCAAACACATTACAAGAACGTTGCACTGATGTTGTGCTTGAGTTTGTTTGGTGCCCTATCCTATATCCGCCCGTCGCTTGCGAAAAGCCTGACTGGAATGTCACTGTTTCTGTAGAGGTTGATACCGCCGAATCTTGGCGAAGGCCGAACGGCTCATCACCAGCGCCTTCATCATTGTTTAAATACCAGATTCCTTTATCTGCTGAGGCCGCTGCATTTTCAAATGTACAATAGACGCTAACAGTTGACCTGCCATTTAAAGGTACTGCACCAAGAGATATAAACCCGTCACTGAATGAGTAACCTTGTACTGACAATGCAGTAGGTGATGTACCGCCTAACGTTCCGCTATATCCATTACCTGTGGAGTCTGCGAGGCTTCCACCATATAAATGTAATGCCGCTAAGAAGTCTTGCCAAACCTCCTCACTGCCAAATGATGCTCCGGGCAATGGCTGTGATTGCCCTGCATTATTCCAAAATGCGTAAACTTCTCTTGTGCCGCTTGCGTATGTGGGAAATCTTATTTCAGCTTTAAATTCAGTGCTTGATGCCGTTGCATTAGTTACACATGTAATAATATCAACAGGTAATTGAGTTGAGCCGTTTATGTCTGTACTAAATCGCCAATCACCGCCACCGTTCAGGCATGACAAGGAGCCAGTATCTAACGCGGATGTAGGCAAATTATCTTTAGTGATGACAGCAGTAAAGCCGCTTAGTGAACTACCGGGAGTTAATCCAGTTAATAAGCGGCCTTGCCCCCATGTTGAAGCTGTAAAAGCCATGGTTTACTTAAACTGCGCGGCGTATTCTACTAAATTAAAGCCGCCTGCTTCCATGTCAGCAATAAAATCAGCCTTAGTAACTGCTTCGCTATCTAAAGCTTGGAGCTTGGCTAGGTTTGCCAGTACAGGCGCAAGGCTAATGACTGCATCACGAAATATCTTTGAATATTGGAGGCGGTCTTCGGAGTCAATATCTAACACGCTTATGCCAGAGTTCATGTATGCGCTAAATTCACAAGCGTCATTAACAGCAGTATTTAAATTGCTAATAGCTGATAGAGCAGAACGCCCAACATTTTGAGGGTGTTTACCTACGCTTTGTTGTCTTGTGTTTTGTGTTGAAATAGCCATTATAAACCCTAATTATTTATTAACTCAGGCATTATATCACTATTCTTATCTGACTAGAATTAAAAAGACCCTCCCACCGTGAGAGGGTTAAAAGCTATCGGCATTTTCACGGAACGATAGCAAGGGGTAAGACTGTTAGTTATTCATTCAACTCAATATAGCATATGCAAGCTGCTATTAGTTTTGTGCATTTAAACTCATCAATTAAATACTCCCATCTTGTGCCGAATGTATGGTCATAATATGGGTCATCATCACCGTCAAAACCAACATCTTGCATCAACTCATCCCAGCACTTATCAATAATTGGCCATGTATGAGTGGGGGAATTGCACGGGTCATACATCGACCACATATCCATATTAGGCTTGCTAATTGTTAAATACTTAATCACGCAGCAATTAGTAGTAATACCTATGTCTAATAGGTCATCCCACGGGGTATAATTTTCTAATACTTTGACGTATTTATACCCGCTAGTTTTTGGCTTAATCAACTCAGCACACCGCTTATTAATATCAAACTCAGTGTATGGTTTACCGTTTATTGTGCATGTCATTGCTTACCTTCCTTTAGTGCTTTGACTTTGCCGAGCAATTCAAGAGCGCGAATTTTTGCGTCTTGACAGAAAATAAAAGACCTTTTATCTCCATTATGCAAT